AATAACGAATCTTCTTCCGCCGTATCTACGTATTCTATAATAGAAGGAACTTTACTACTTTTAATATCCACTATTGTTTCTACACCATATAACATTTGAGGTGTATATATAATAGGAGAATCTAGTTTATAATCGACCACTATTTTTTTATTCATACCTATAACCAAGCTTTTCCAACTGAATTGATCCGACTTTAGCGCTGATAGTATATCTTCTCTTTCAAAAGCATACTTCATATCAATAGTATCATAGTATAATAATGGACGACATAGCCTACCACCATCCGTAAAAATATACATTTCATTATTCTGTATTTCCCAGTGAGAGCTTATAAAAGGTGAAATCAAACCAAATCTTCTATATGTTTTTATTTGTATATTTACTTGTTCGGGGTTCGATAAAACACCCACCCATGCACCATTTATAAATACCTTAGTAGCACTAAACAGATATTTTCTAGGACATTCTTCTAATAATTTCATACCTATTATATCTCGCATCCATTTTATTATAGGTTGTGCAGAAAATCCTGTAGTAATATGACACATTAATGTCATATTTTTATGTAAACCACAGTTTGCACCATCTGGCGTGTCTACAGGATCGATAATACCCCACTGAGAACTATGCAATAAACGCGGTTTAATAGACTTTGATGAAGAGTCCATCGGCAAATTTATTTTACGAAATCCTGAAATAAATGAATTATATGAAAGGCGATTTGCATCCTGAACTACACCTATTTTCTTTGTGTGTTCTACAGAACCCCAGTTTCCTTTAAATGCCTTTTTAAAACCAGACTCTACAACACGATCTTGAAATATCTCATTTTTATTTAACAAAACAAGTGAAGGAAATGTTCCCACAGTATTATATCTAGACGAGTTACCATAGTATTCTCGGTCAATAGCAAGGCGAATATTTGCTTGTTGTAATGAGTAGTATTCTTTAAATAAGTCATATAAAAGACGTCCCGGTGAATCAACGCGTTTAAATTTAAAATTGTCGCGGTCAGTTGGTTTTTCGACTTTTGTGTTTACTAGTAATAATTTATAAACAATATACCCCAAGTAATATGCTTTATTAATGTAGTTTAACTCTCCCAACTGAGGTAAAAAATAGTTCATTAAAATATCGTGAACGTGTGAAACTGTTTTTGACTTCGTAAATGTGGATATAAATTTAAGTGCTAATTCTTGCGTAAATATTCTATTTGCATCATGAATTGATGGAATAAATAAGTCTATCATGTTTGCATTTTTATCCAAGTCTAATAAGCAGTATTCGACGATATCTTTATCGGATAAAACGCCGAGCGCTCTCATTACGATAAAAAGGGGTATAGGTTTACGAACATTTGGAATAAGAACTACAAGCTGCCCATTAGAACATCGAGCACCAGGCGCAACAACGCGTACAGACATGGTACGCTCTGGTTTTGACGCATCTTCCGAAACCGTACGTATATCAGCCGAGTGACTATATAGTTCACTTTCATCGTCGTACTCCCTTATGTACAGCATATTATCTGCAAATTTTTCTTGTGATATAATGAATTTCTCTTTTCCGTCAATAATAAAATATCCTCCATAGTCATTGCGACATTCGCCCATGTTAAATCTTACTGATGAATTGAGTCCATTTAAAATACATAACTCTGACTGAAGCATGATAGGAAACCTACCTAGAAATATTTTTTCTAGTACCGCAGTTTCTACTTTTATATTATCTTCAGAGTCTCGCATTATAAAATCTACTTCTATATCATAGTGAATCGTAGTTCCATATGTCATATTTCTAAGTCTTGCCTCATTTGGATACATAAAGTGTGATCTTTTAACTAAACCATTATTCTCATCATCATAAATAACCGGTTTACCATAATATATTCTATTTCCACTTTTACCTCCGATAAATAATTCACACCTTAATTTAAAAATATTTTTTGAAACATCTTCTTCTTTTTGCAAAACAATTGGATTTTTTTCTTTGAGTATTCTTTTAATACCCGTTGTCATAAAGTCGTTGTAAGATTCTAAATGATGTTGAACTAAAATATTTGGATTATCGTTAAAATATTTATCTATTATCTGCCATGCTAACTCGGAATTCATTTACTTAGATTATATTATTATATTATTATATTATATCATTAGTATTTTTTATACTTTTTACATTTATATTCATATTTTGCTATAAAATTTGAATATAATAGTATATTTACAATTTCCCTTTACGTGTAATATCAATTCAGTATTTATTTTTTATTACTTCTTGCTACAACTATTACAAGTCCAGCAACTGTTAAAAAAAGAATACCTAAAATTATATATGGAAATAAAAATAAGAACCAAGAAAGTTTAGACCATCCAAAACTACATAATAAGTTAAGAATAAATGCCCATAGTAAAATAAATAATATATTTAATACGTAGAATATGGGCTTACTTTCTAGTTTACAGCTTAATTTTCCTAAACATATTTTATCTTTATCGTTTCTTGTTACATCATAATATAACGATATAGCTAATAATATCAAACTAATAATAAAGTAAAGTTTTGCCGGAGTACACACATTATTAATATAATTCATAAATACTAATACTATATATTATATATTATGTTATGTTATTTTTTACTATTATTATAAAAATATAATAATAGTATTCTATTACAAATATTTTATTCATATTTATTCATATTTATTCATATTTATTCATATTTCCACTTTTATTTTAATGATGCTTGACTATATGAGTTATCGTATATTTTCTTTAAATCTAATGAATTATATGAAGAAGCTCCTGTAGTTACATTTCCTAAACCTCTAGTAAATTGAATAGCAGGGCTCGGGTTAACGTTATATAATTTATTATCATATGCACTAAGACTATTTACAGCTGAACCCATTCTATAAACAATATCCCGACCAAACGCTTGTACGTCGTCTATAATATTACCACCTCTTAGTCCTCTTTTTTTACCTTTCTTTAATTTTTTACCACCACCAGATTGCAAGCCGCCTTTCATATAATCGTGGGGTAATATCAACTTCTGTGCTGGCCATGGTTGAATTGGTGGTATTGGCGAATTTCCTGCTGTTGAAACAGGAGAACCTATACCAGATGGTGAAATTCCTCTTGGAGAAAGCGATAATATGTTACCACCTTGTCCTGGATTACCTGGGTTCCAAGGTTTTGCAAAATCCCAGAAACTTCCATTACCTCCTCTCATGCGCCTAGAGCCTTTTTTATGTTTAGTCTGTCTACCATTTTTTCTTCCTCTTTTACCTCCACCTGTTTGCGAAAACTGATATGGTGATTGCGTACATACTTGTCCTCCACCTCTTTGTACTCCTCCTACAGCAAGCGGGGTATTTAAATAATACGCACCACCACCCGTTGTAGCATCTGATCGACAACCATCAATACCAGACATGCTTACTGGATTGGTATACCTATCGGCTGAACCGCTCTGTACTACAACACCCATTCCTCCGCCACCCATTTTACGAGTCCTTTTTCTCATATGGTTTTTATTTTTTTTACTGTGTTTTGACTTTTTATATTTTTTATGCGAATAAGAACCCATTTTATATTATTATATTATATAATAATACGATAATATATTATTATGTATCAATAAAAATTATATATTATATAAAAATACGCATATTCACTTTTACTTAATATTTAATAAGCGACGCTTTATATTTAAATTCTATAACTTAACTACTCTATGTCAACATGAGTAAGAAAGTGTCTTCGGCAACACATTTTATTAAACCCCAAACTGTCTAAAACTTCTCCCTCAGGTGTTTTGTCCGCAAATTCTTGCGTTAAATATATAACTTTGTCATTTTTCATATCTTTATCAATCTTCTTTTTCTTTACTTCAGACAAATAGTGGCGGTACTTGTCACCTATCACTTTTCCACATGTGAAGCACTTTATAGGAATAATCATCTTGGTTGAATGTCTTGATTATCTAGATTGTTTTATATACTTATTATATAGATTTTTATAAATCAATTTTATGTCTTATTTATTATATTAGTAAATTAATTAAAATATATATATAATATGAACCTATATTTTCTATAAACTTTTAGTAGTTATTTCTCTTATTTTTTTTATGTGTTTCACTAGATAACTCAGCTAAGTTTTCTAATATTGTCTCGTTATTACTATAAAGGTTATCATACTGTCCCTCGTATATATTATCGTAGTTGTTATCATATAAGTTTCCTTCGTTACCTCCGACTATTTCTGCTACCTCTACATTTGTAGAATAATTTTCTAGTCCTTCATTTTGTTCCATATCAAACCCTTCTACTACTTTTTGTATTTCTATTTTTTTTACTTCTTTTGATGGTGGGAGGTTCAACGGGTTTACGTTATTTACTCCGACCATTTGAATATAAACCAGTATACCTACTAAAATAATAATAACAATTAAAATGTAAATAATATTTTGAAAAAACGAATCTCTTAACTGTGGTAAGTTTAAAGAATTTGCTAAACTGCTAAATGTAGATTGAAAAACGCCTTTAATTGAACTTGTCGCTTCAGCAACTGTTTGCATCTTTGCTGGACTACTCATTTATATTATTGTGTTACTATAGTAATTATATATATAATTATAGTAATTATATATATAAAATACTTCATATATATTCATTTATATATATTTAATCTTTTAATTTTACATTTTACATTTTAATTATTATGGGACCACAAGACGTCATTACTTTGCGATGTTGTTCTCCATTAGAATGAACCATATCATGACATTTTTCGCAAATAGATACTAAGTTTGCTACATGATTTTTGTGAAAGTGTCCTATAAAGTTATGATGATCTGCATTTTTTTGATGTTGAAGATGATGTATTTCTGTTCCCATTTCACTTTTACACATTTCACATATATTTCTTATTTTTTTTGCGTTATATTTGCTTGTTTTTGTAGAAAGGATACTTTGTTCACTATTTCTATACTTCAGTCTTATTTCATTAGCGTACTTTAAAAAGTCTTCCGGTAAGTGAAGAGACCTACATACCTCCAATCCATACATACTAAATCCAGGTCCATCTTTTAACTTTCTATCATATACTAAAATATCCTTTTCTTTATTATACGTAACTTCTAAATGTTTCATCGATAATCTTTCCATTTCTTCTACTTCTTCGTATTTATTAATTTCATGCATATGTGTTGCAAATATAAATGAGCATTTTGCATCATGTAATTTTTTCAGACCAGCTACAAAAATACTTATCGCTGAGTCCATTTCTGTTCCCGAACATAATTCGTCTCCTAAAATAAGTCCAAAATTATTTGCAGACTTTAAAATAACGCGCAATTCAGACATTTCAACCATAAATGTCGAAAGCCCCTTAAATAAATTATCATTCCCTAAAATTCTTGTAAATATGCTTTTATATGGTATATATTCAAATGATGAACATGGTACATATAATCCCGCCTGAGCCATTATAACTGCTATTCCAAGAGCTCTTATTAAACTCGTCTTACCTACAGCGTTCGTACCATATAATAATATTCCATTTTGTGATGTGTTATTACCTAGTTCGATGTCATTCGCAACATATAATTCATTCGTGTTCAGGTGTTCGATAAGACAGTGGCGCAAATCGCAAGCTTTTACAAATGAGTCGCATATATTGTCGGGTTGGGTTTGTTTTTTTGTAACAGGTTTACAGTATTTATTTTTTACTGCAATATATACTTGGTTTTGTAATACGTCAATCATAGTTACCATATCAACTATAATCTGAATATCTGTTTCAAAAATGTTTTGTATATTTTTAACCATTCCCATAAAAATTTTTTCTATTTCTAGTTTCATTTTTTGTTTAGACTTTATAATCGTGTTACATATCTTATCAACTTGAGCTGAGTGAATAGAAGAGTTACTTCCTGAAGCAAGAGGGTATGTTATCCCAGATAATTCAACCATTAAGATGCTTTTCATTTTTTTATATGACTGATATTCTATTTGCATATCTGTTTTTATGGTGTTACCGTTCGACTTTACTTGTTTTTTTAACTGTTCTTCAAGTAATTTTGCTCTGCGTTTTGTAGTTTGTAAACTATATCCCATTTTTTCAGTGTCGTGTATTTTAACATATTCATATTTTTTTTCTGTTTTAGATGCTTTTTCACACGATGCTATTAGTTCGCAGAAATAATTCTGAATACTTTTCAACTCTATATATGAATTTTCATAGTCATATACAATATTGTCTAAGGTTTCACTAATAGATGGGCGAATGAAATTTTCTTCATAGTTTAAGTTATCAATATTAAAACATTTTTCTAATACAAGGTGCTGCTCGATATATGCCTTTAGTTTTTTACACAGTTCACAAATATCTGGTATTGATTTTCCCTTTAAGTCGTAGCTTTCTTTTTTGTTTTCAAGTTCTGAAAGTATATATGTCATTATCGTAGTATCGCTTTTCATTTTTTCATACATAGAACAAATAGTAGTCAAATTATTGTATAAGTGGTATAAGTTTCTAGGTGTAACTTTGTTATGTACAATTTGTCTGTGAAGCTTTTCGATGTCTTTTAGTTCCCCCATATTACTTCTCCATTCCGTAATAAGACTATCACCTCTTTTGCTTATGATATATTCGGTAATATCATATTCTTTATTTAACTTTTCGCTGTCAAAAATAGGGTTAAGAATTTTATACTTAAATTTTCTAGAACCCATGGGTGTAATACAGTTATTTAGAAACTTTGCGACAGACGAATACTTACCCGTATAACTATCATCTTCGATAATATTTAACTGTTTTAAAGAATGATTCGCCAAAATAACGCGGTCGCTTTTATTGTCGAAGGTTGGTTCCCGTATTTTATTTACGAGATTCGGGTTATGTTCATATAAAAAATTTAATAAAAATATAAATGATTGAGTAGCGTATTCATACGTTGACGTAAACTCTATGAATGATGTAACAATATTGTATTTATAAAATTTATTTAGTATTTCATTTTGGTATGTTTGTTTTTCACATTTTATAGCATTGCTTATTAAGTAACTTGATGAGGTTGACATTTTTTTTGATACTTGTTGACTTTCAGTATCTTCAACTGATAATATAACTTTGTGTATATTTTTACACAAAATTCCTGTGTAATTTATAATATCGTCTAATATTTTTTCGGTGAAATTAGTAATCATAATAATTTCACTAGGCTTATATGTAGAAATATATCGTTCAAGTTCATCATATGTAGTAGGATTATGTTTATCTTCCGTTTTATATTCAAAAATAGTAACACGTCCCGTATATATATCTACATTTGCTATACCTACAACAGTCGATTTATTTTTCATGTACGACACATGTTCAATCCATATACACATAGAATTGTTTGATATTTCTACCGCTTCAGGATTAAAAAAAGTACCTGGAGAATATATTCCCTCTACATTTCGATTGCTAGGGTTATTCGGGTCTTGTGTTATTACTACAGACGTGTATCCCGCATCTTGTAGTTTTTTTAAATACTTATCTATTTTCGTATATGTGAATCCCGCCATAACATATTGTCCTGTTTTTTGTGCAACAGACAGGTCACACAATTTAGACACTTCGTCTATTTTACTGCCCGTAATATAAAACGAACCATCACTATTATTAGTTTTTTCACCATAAATTTCATAAAAAGAACCGACCATCATTAAAACTACGGTTTTCTCCCCATACTTTTCAGAATACTCTTTTGTTAAATTTAAATATGTTGCTATGAGAGACATTATTTTTTGTTATATATAATAACTAGTTATGTTCCTCTTTAGAACAGTAGATTTGTTAATATATATTGTATCTTAGAAGTCTTTAACTACGTTTGATATATTATATATCGCATGTAAAATATGAGGTGTACACTGACTTATTTTTATTATGATAGTAAAATATTTTACATATTTTTTTTGTTGTTGTTTATCCTTATTTATTATTTTACTTGTTTATAAACAAAAGTTTGAAAGTTTTAGAATAATAGTTAAAATAATCAATTTCGAATTATTAATTTGAATTTACACAAATCTCACGCATCTATACCAACATACGTTTTTAAGAGGTGGTATCAAGTCGGAGTCATCGTCGGTAGGAGGTAGCAGGTAGGAATGCTATAACCATGAGGCATTACAGATGCGTGAGATTTGTGTAAATTCAAATTAATAATTCGAAATTGATTATTTTACAAAATATGAATAGTATTTTGTATCAGTATATTATAGTGTAAACATAATGTCCTTTCGTCGCGAAGATGTTGAAAAGATATATAATAAAGTTAAACAAATGAAAGAAAAAGGTAAAAATGCTGACTATATTCCAGACCTAAAAAGGGCTAATCCGAATATATACGCCATATCGGTATGTAATGTAAAAGGTGAGATAATAAATTTTGGAGATTATGATCATGCAGTGGGTATAGAGTCTGTTTCAAAAGTTTTTACACTTGCTTTAGCATTAAATATACATGGTATTAAAACCCTTATTCATCGTATAGGAAGAAAAAAAGAAGTACATGAATTTAACTCTATGAAAGATGTTGTACAGTTAGATAATCATACTGTTAACTCATTTGTCAATGCTGGGGCAATGGCCACAACAAGTTTGCTATATGATGAGACAAAATCAAATGATAATAATGAATCGGAAATAAATAAAATTATTTTAGAAAATATGGAAAATTTTGCTGCAAGAAAACTTAAAGTAAACGAGCACCTTTATTTATCGGAATATAAAACAAGTGAACATAATAAAAAACTTATAAGTAAACTTGTTTCATTTAATCGTTTTTATGGTGACCCAGAAACTATACTAAAAACATATACAAAACAATGCTCTGTCATGGTCACTAGCAAAGACGTATCTATAATGGCGGCAACAATAGCAAACAATGGTATAAATCCGATAACACATAAAAGTTTAATAAACAAAGAAAAAACGGACTACATTATAGAACATATGTATGACCACGGGTTATATAATGAAACACCTATCTGGTTCGAAAAAACGTACTTTCCTGCTAAAAGTGGTGTTGGTGGTATTATTATGATTGTTATACCAGGAGTTATGGGAATCGGTATTGTTTCGCCGCCACTGAACAAGTACGGTAATAGCTACAAAGGAGTAGAAACGGGTAAGTTATTAGCAAATATACCTATTTATTAGTATAGCTAAGATAATTAGTAAAACTATAGTATTACTTATTATCTACCATTTACCCTTGTCTTCTAAAAAGTTATGAAGTCCTACACCCTTACCAATATTTTCTACTTCTCCTGTCAACATAGATGCTTCATATATGTTACGTATTATGCCCGATGGTGCGGTACTTCCTATTTTAATAAGATTCTTTTCAACTAAATATTTTTTTACATCAGCAAGTTGTTTTGTTTTAAGTAACCCATGCTCCTTTTGAATATTTTTACGCGTATCATTATTTTTTATTAAAACACCAACAAAGTTACCAGATTGTTTACCTAGTTTAAATTTTTTTGTTATTGTTTTACGAAGATGTCTTTTTATTTTTGTTTTTCTTAAATTATGTTTTTTACTATTTTCATCACTATCAACGCTATGATCATCTTTATCATTATCATTATCGTTATCATTATTTTCATACTTTAGTTTTTTATTATCGTTCGGTTTTGAATGTATTTTTTTATTATGTTTATTCTGTAACTGTTTTAGCTTCGCTTGTCTATTAGAACAGTTATCGGTATTACTCGAACTATTTTCATTATCTGAAAACCTGATATTATTTTTAATAGTTTTATTGTAAGCTCGAAATGTAGGTTTGTTCCCATTTTTTAAACAACCATAAGGAGCATCATCAGATAGTTTTACGGGAGAAAATGTCGTAGAAGATGGGAGTAATGACGTTTTACTTATTTCTAAATCATCAATTGTACCTGTATATATATCAGCATCTATCAGTTCTGAATTATCATTTTCGAATTTCGCCATTTCTCTCGAATCTGTAACGTCTCTAGGTTTATCAACTACAAAATTTGTATATGGATCAAGAGGAGGAAGCGCATCTGTTGATGCATGTACAGGTGAAATAGATGGTGAATAAATATTACATACTGGGGGCTTAAAATTTTGCAACTCTGGAGGCAACTCCGTATATACTAACGAGTCGTTAACTGGTTTTCCTATAGCAAGACTTATCTTTGGTACCGTATTTGGTACTACACCTTGGGGTACATTTTGTACAGGTTTACTAGGTATTTGTAGTTGTATTTTTTGAAAAAAAGGAGGAGGACGGGGTTGATTATAAATAGGTACAGTAGTTTGCATTACTTGTGCGGGGTTAATAGATTGTGAAGTATATGTTTGTGTCTGTATAGACTGGTTAGTAATATTTGAGGGATATAAAGATGGTGTATGGGTATTAGTAACATAGTTGTTGTTGTTGTTGATGTTGTTGTTGTTGTTGTTGTTGTTGTTAGTATTATGTATAGATTTTAAAATATCATTATTTAAACTAGTAATAGGGAGTTGTTTTTTTAAAGTCTTGGGTTTAGATTTATCATTTCTTTTTTGCCCAATATAACTATCCAAAAAATCAAGAGACTTTTTAAATTCACTACTAAATAGTTTTGTTTCTTTTGATATATCTAAAGTATCTATTTTTTTATTAGTAACTAAGTCTAACGAAGATGTTTGGTCTGCTTTTCTTTTTGCATTTATTTTATCTAGTAACATTTTTTTCAACTTATTAGGCTTGATTATTTCTTCAGATAATACACGTGTGTTTTTTTTAGATTTTTTACTTTGTAAATTTGACGAACCAGAATTATCACCCCCAGATAAAAATGATTTACTTATTACTATACTTTTTTTAGTAGGGTCAGTCATAATATAATTTTAAAAATAAAATATTATTATGAATAAAACCGAATATAATACAATAATAACATAGTTAACAATAATACCACAACTAATAATAATTACAAATACATATTTTGAAGAACTTTTAAATCAGTATCATTTACACGTTTTTTAACTTCTTCATTTTTAATAAATAGCTCAAACCCATTTTCTAAATCTTTCATTATTATTTTTTTTTTCATTTCATCTGGTTTACAAAAAACACGTTTACCATGCGCTATTTTTGTTTTCGTAAAAAGCGTCTCCATATCCCTACCATAGTACTTAAAATATTTCATATTCTTTTCAAACCATTCTACTTTCAACTCTTCTTCTACTAACCACCCAAAATCTTGCGCTTTTTTTACAAATATATCTCTTAAATCCTGTGCTACATAGTCGTCTACCTTAAATCGCCATATAAAACGTGAATCAAGACCTTCGTTATAACTAAAAAAACACTCGTTTAATTCCTTTTCATAACCTGCTATAATCACCATTAAACTATCTTTATTATCGCTTAATGCTTCACATAGAGTGTCTAT